TGGCTGGGTCTAAAAATTCCTGAATACAGAAGAGTATGAGGAGCAGGCCCATGACTGCTATGAGCACAGCATCGGCCATTTTATATTTGTTGAGATTTTTTCCCAGATAAAGTTTCTATTTTCTTTATTAGTATGAATTTTGCGTACCTGGATGCTCGAGGTATTTTTGAAAATTTCCTGAAACCACCGGCCCCATCTGTAGACCCCATTCCATGCGAGTTGAATGCAGAATGGAAAGCATTCGAAAAGGAACTGGGCAATTTTAAACTTGAATTTGCCAAACAAAAAGTCGATACATCTTCGAAACTGTCTGAACTTAATGAGTTGAAAGAAGAAATTAATGTTTTGCAAATGATGATTGAAAACATCAAGAGTGATGACTTAAAGGCCACACTCACAAGTATATTAGACAAGCACGAGTCCGACTTGGGTGTCATCGCCCTGACTCAACAATGTGGGGAGGGTTTAGGTAAGGTTGAGGCGATGAAGAAGGTTCTGGTCGACACGAATTCTGAAAGGTACGCTAAATTTACTTGTTTCGTTTGTATGGACCGGTTAATTGATTTATTCATCGATCCATGTGGCCACGTCATCTGTGATCGTTGTTGGGCTTCTACTCGTACGAGGGATTCTTGTCCGGGGTGTCGCACGCCCCTAACGACAACTCCTAAAAAGATATTCAATATGTAAAGGTCCTGTAACTCAGCTGGTTAGAGTGCGGGTCTTATGAGCCCGAAGTCGTGGGTTCAAATCCCGCCAGGACCACGTTATCGAGCGGGGCGCCCCCTCGAGAACCGCGGTTTTTTTGCTCCTGTGGCCTAATTGGTTAAGGCGTCAGACTGTTAGAGATGAATATTTCATCTCGCCGCCATCTGTAGATTGTGAGTTCAAGTCTCACCGGGAGCGTTTTACATCAGTGTCCGAGTCTGGTCTAAGGAGAACGACTTAAGATCGTTTGCTTTCGAGCGCACGGGTTCAAATCCCGTCTGATGTACTTAAAAGATGCGTTTGATAAAGAAATAATGAAAGATCGTATTCCGGGCGCTTTACGTGAGCAAGTCTGGCTCTTGTGGTGTGGAGATAAAAACTTCAAGCACAAGTGCCTTGTTACGTGGTGTGAAAACATAATGACCCCTTTTAACTTCGAGGTAGGTCACAACATTCCCGAGAGCAAAGGCGGAACTACTAATATTAATAATCTAAGACCCATCTGTTCCAAATGCAATAGGTCAATGAGTGATAACTACACTATCGATGAATTTTCCAAGATTAGCCCACGGTCATCACGGATGTGGGAATGTTTCAAGTACCAGCCACAAACCGCATCTTGTCCTGTGCCCGTCGTTGGAAAAACATGAATATGAATACGAATAAAGGAAGGGACCTGAGCTCGCCGAGTGTCGAGTGTTGGTACCCATAGAGCCCTTCAAATGGGAAGGGTATATTTTTGATCAAAATTCGAGAACCATAAAATATGACGCCTATAATTGCAAACTGGAGGCAGACCTCGAGAAAAATTCGAGTCTTTGACTTGGCGTCATCCAAGGGTGGAGTAATTTTGTTTATAAATTCAGAAATGAAATAAGCCATGACAAAAGTCAGGAGACCGACCCATGCTATCCCGACCATCTTCACGATTTCTTTCATTTTTAATTTTAGTACAGAAAATCATATGGACTGGTCAGTCGGTTCTGATCTCCACAGGACCATTACAATTTTGATCCAAAAATACACAGACTTTGAGTCGATCGAACATTCTCTTTCCGATATGGCGACCCGATCAAAGTCCATGACGGTTATTCTAGATTTTACGGGGGCTTCATTTCGGCCTTTTTTATTTTTCAAGTTGTATAGATACTTGCGCCGTATGCCATCCACAGAGGTGCATGTGCGCATTTTCAGTTAAAACAAAGGGTCTTCATAATTGTAAGATGTCAGATCTCCTTGTGTTTTACCCACAAGGTTCGCACCTGATCATAGAGTTCCTTGGGTCTCGATATATCGAGCGCCAACCCAAGACTCTGAGTGAAACGGCCGATTTTATGAAAGAAATTCATCCGGTCATTTCTCAACTTGACGAATACGTCGAAAAACACGGACTCAAGGAAATTGTCGAGCTCAATCTTCATGGTGTTCCTATTTCTAAACTAAATTCGGAAATGGCCATTCACCTCCTCAATTTACTTGCGGACTTGCGCCCGGCCAAGAATATTCTGGAAAAGATTCGCATAACAAACACGAATCCAATATTCAACATGATCTACAAGGGAGTAAAGACCGCATTACCTAACCAAATAACAGACATAGTCGAGATAGAGTCAAACTCTAAATTCTTTTAGTGCGTTATATCAATGAGCACACCTCGATGGCATCCAGACGAGCAAGAGTTCCTGGCCAAGCTCGAGCAACAATGTAATGTATATCACGACCATCACTCAAAGGACCATGCGTACTATACACGGCTTTCTTCAAAATTTAACATTCCTATTCTGATTGTATCTGCAATAAACGCACTAACGGCCGTGGGCCTAAATTCCTTTATCCGACAAGAATACGTTAGCGTTCTCAATGCGATATTGTCGGCCGGAACGGGCGTGCTCGGCTCTATTCAGCTTTATATGAAATTGAATGAAAAAATGACAAACGCCCTTAGGGCCTCTATGCTTATGAAGAGACTCGCGCTTAAAATATCAAAGGAGTTGAGCATCAAACCCGAAAACAGAGTTACGGACGGTCAGGCATTTCTGTCCGATTGTTTTGCCGAATTTAATACTGCACTCGAACAGGGAAATCCTATGGAAAAAACTATCAATAATCATTTGGCTTTTACTCCGCTTATGAAAAAAGAAAAGTATTCATTTCTCAATTTAGGTACCGGGTCTGAGGGAAATTCCGTACATCGAGAGGAGCCTCGCGCCAAAAAGCTCTGGCATCTCGCTGATAAAGTTCGAACAGACGTTCGTTTTCCTCACGGATTAGAGTTTCCTTCTCGTCCGAGCGATTCAAGCCAGGGGGCATCGACTCCAACAGAACGGGATGTAGAGACTGGAGCTCAGGGCTCTTGAGTTTGGCCACGAGAAATCCCACGTCCAGATCGAGGTCATCAACACGGACCCAATAATGATCACAGACCTCTTTTGTTTCAGGGATAACACAGAAGCCCCGTATCATTTCCGACTTGATTCCTCGATTCATAAGCTCACGCCTCAAAAGAGCCACGTGATGAACTATGTTTCCACCGGTCTTGTGAAGCTTGAGTCTCAGCGCTAAACGTTTTGTCACGTCCATTATTCTTATAACATTTTGTTTCCTTATATCAGATGGTGTCGGCCGTAGTCGCACTTTTAGTCGGAATATTATGTACCCTAGCAGTACTCGTCGTTCTGGCAAATGTCATCCCGGTTCCATCGCCTCCGTGCGCTTCGAGCCCAGGAAGCGGAGGGGGCTCTTCAGGGAGCGGACCGCCGGTTAGCTCGACACCTCAATCCGCGCCGCCCCCTCCAGTAGTCGCGGCACCTTCACCGAGCGGCGGAAATTCCACTCTCAATAGCGGATCTTCACTGAACGAGGGCCAGAGTATGACGAGTCCAAGTGGATCTGCGGTATTTTCATACAACTATGGAGTCTTGACGATAACCAAGGGAGGAACGCAGCTCTGGGCCTCGAACAATACCCCGGTCGATAATGGCGTGTTTATGCTTAAAAGTGATGGAACGATGGGATTGTTCCCGTCGCAATACAGCGTGACTCCCGCGTGGGGCGCCGGAACCCAAAACAGCGGAACAGGTCCTTATCAACTTTCTCTCCAGGATGACGGAAATCTCCTTTTATTTGATGCTTCGCCAAAGGTTGTCTGGAGCGCGCCCATACAAGCCGGGGGACCTCCTTCGAACAACGGATACACTACCAAGAACTTTTGGCTCGGTTCGAATGGTCCTATAGTAGCGACCGGGACGCTAGCGACTTGTCAAAACGCGTGCCTCGTCGACACGAGCTGTGGAGGATTTACACGTTCCGCAACCGCGGCCGATACCGATGCCACAGTTCCTTGCTATAAATTCACCACGTCCGTTTGGAACACACCCGGAGCTCAGCAGCTTACGCTTAATTGGAAATCTTATGTCAAGTCGTCTTAAAAAAAAGAGCCTTATTATTAGGAATGGGAGATCCTATACTCGAGCCGAGCCTCGCTCGTTTTACAACCTTTCCTATACGGTATCCCGATCTTTGGGCGCTGTATAAGAAAGCTATAGCCAGTTTCTGGACGGTTGAGGAGATCGATCTCGCAGCAGACCTCAAGGACTGGGAAAACTTGAAATTCTATGAGCGCAATTTCATAAAAATGGTACTGGCTTTTTTTGCTGCGAGCGATGGTATTGTGATGGAGAACATAGACTTGAACTTTTCGAAAGATGTGCAGATATCTGAAGCGAGGTCATTCTATGCCTATCAATCATTCAATGAATCTATTCACGCGGAGACATACTCTCTCATGATCGACAAGCTTGTTCGAGACCCGGATGAGGCAGGCCTCCTCATGTCAAGTATAAAACACGAGCCTGCCATCAAGGAAAAAGCCCAGTGGGCCCTTGACTGGCTCAACAATGACGCCCCTTTCGCCCAGCGCCTCGTGGCGTTCGCGTGCGTCGAAGGAATCTTCTTTTCAGGAAGTTTTTGCGCCATATTTTGGCTCAAAAAGCGAGGCCTTATGCCGGGACTGAGTTTCTCAAACGAGCTCATTAGTCGGGACGAGGGTCTGCACCAGGAATTTGCCGTTGCGCTCCACTCGAACCTCCAAGACAAGTGCCCATCGGCCGATATTCGCACGATAGTTCAGAGTGCGGTCGAAATAGAAACGCATTTCATAACCAAAGCTTTGCCGTGCAAGATGATCGGGATGGATGCCCAAGAAATGACCCGATACATTGAATTCGTGGCGGATCGCCTGATGTCTCAGTTTGGAGAAAAGCCCATATATGGTTCTAAAAATCCTTTCGATTGGATGGAGAACATCTCACTGGAAGGAAAGACCAACTTTTTTGAAAAGAGAGTCGGTGAATATTCTAAACATATGATTGCGGATGGGGATTCTATACGGTTCGACGAGGACTTTTAAGAATAACTCGCGGCCGGGCATCCTTCTGGGTTTCGGCAGAGAGGCGCATTGTTCTGCCAATAGAGCCCCTCGATCCCATAGCCCGTTCCGGTCCTCTTGTATTCCGCATTTCTTGTACTA